GTAACGTGTTTGAAACGGTTGTAGTGGGTGATAACGGACTCGTAAAGATTCCTGCCTATCCTAAAACATTGGAGACAACTACAACGCTCTTAAATCCTGCTGACTATCCAAACTTCAAATATTATTCGTTAATGGTCACAAATGACACTGGCACAACTCAGCTGAGTGCGGAATACATTTTTTACCCATACGATGAACCTTGTATTTATGACAATGTGAGACTCGCTTGGTGGTCACCGGTAAGCGGTGGGTTCGACTACTTCAACTTTGATAAAAAGAATGAGCAGTCTATTGAGGTTGAACGTAAACGTGTGCAGCGTGTGGTAGGTAACTACTCAACTGCTAGTGGTGGGTTTGGTTACGATACTGCCGACAGAGGATTGATGGAGGGCGATATTGAAACACGTACATACATCACAATGACGAGCGACTATATCCGTGAGAATGAATTTGCCCTGCTCAAAAATATGATAAGAAGCAAGAGTGTTTATATCATCAATGATGATGCAACAATTCTTCCCGTAGTGATTGAGGAAAATGGCTTTACTTCGCGTAGGACTCGCGATGGTAAACTATATCAGTTGACAATTAAAGTACGTTATTCAAACGAAGACCTATGATTCATTTAACCCTATATGATAGTTCAAACAATCCATTCATTCTTGACTTGAATGAAGCGGAATCTATCTATCTAAATAAGCAGTTTAGCAGTATATCGGACTTCACTACCAGAGGAGGTTACTCGCGTGACTTCCGCATTCCGATGACTGCACGTAATAGTGAGTTCTTTTCTAGCATCTGGAATCCAAACGAGGTAGGGTTCAACTTCAAGACGCGAGTAAAAGCGGTTGTGAGTGTTGATACTATTCCTATCGCGCAAGGTCACATACAAGTCAAGAAAGTTTACAGTAAAGGGGAGAGATGGCACGAGGCTGATATCGTTTTTTTTTCAACGGTTCCAAACTTGATTTCTGCTATTGGTAGTAAGAAGATTTCGGAGTTGACAAATATTGGTGGTTTAAATCACGTGATGGATTATCAGCACACTCCAATTCCAAATACAAACCCAGACGGATTAATCAAATATGGTCTCACGGATCGTGGGCAAAAGTGGAGTGAACTTGAATCGGATTGGGCATTAGGGGGCAGACCAATAGCGTCAACAACTAATCCGTTGTATGTCGGTGACCTTACGCCATTTGTCAATATCAAGTGGCTATTCGATGAGGTATTTAGTGATGCAGGATTCACTTACGAATCTTCTTCGCTTGATGGTATTATTGAGAATTACTATATGCCATTCATAACGGGTAAGGATATCAAGACAGTTGAGACAACTGATGTAGCTTTTTTCAATTTGGCTGCTGATGATGCTACCAATTTATCTGAGGGCACATATTTACTTACCGATATACCAACTGTTGAGTATGCTGACAACGGTGGCAACGTGGATGCTAACTTTGTATTTACTGCACCTTACGCAGCATCATTTCAATTCGGTATTAAATTCGGAACATACCTAGACGATTGGACAACGAATAACATTGGCAACAATTTTTGCAGCGTTAGTCTTTACGATGTAGATACGGGAGCTGCGTTATGGGGTACGTTTGCTCCTGAGTATTGGTATCCAAATGAATACTATTTTACACCCACACTTACATTGGCTTACAATCAACGTGTGGCAATGAAGTTTAAACTCAATGAATATAATTACACTAATCCGTCAACTGGTGTAAGTTACACTTGGGATGACCATATAGTAAGTTATGGCAGCGGTTTTAAATTACTTGCTACTAATAGCGCAGTAATACTTCAAGGCGGCACGTTTGACGGTGCGTTGAACGCTCCCGATTATGGACAAGCGGAACTTGTGCGCGATATGGTCAAGATGCACAATCTCGTTATCATTCCCGACGAGAACAATCCTACGCACGTTATCATTGAGACAATGGATGACTACTTGCAGTCGGGCGGTTCTGCTGATTGGACAAAGAAACTAGATTATGAAAAGGATGTGGTCTTGTACGCTCCAGTTGATGAGCAAAAAAAGAAATTCAGATGGACATACAAGGCAGGAAACGAGTATTTGTCTCAGCTATTTGTGACGATTGGTAAGAGGGTGTTTGGAGATTATGAGTTGTATCAAACAAACAACGACTTCGCTACGGGAGAGGAAGTAATGGAGTTGGGATTATCAAGCACACCACTCAACGAGGTTGCCAATACTGCCTTACCTATTCCAAAATTTGTGGACAGTCAAGGTGCATTCGTGAACGTAGGTGCAAGGTGTTTGTATTTAACAGATGTTGAGCCGTCCGTAGCACTTTATGACGAGGTAGCAGAGGAAGGAGTGTTAACACCTATTTATTCATTCAGCCATTGCTCTGAATTGACTCCCGATGTAGACAACAACGACCTAAACTTTGCGCCCGAAACATACCTACAAGCATACACGGCATTCCCCGTTAACAACTTGTTTAATCGTTTTTGGCGCAGGTATTATAACGAGATTTATGACGAGCAGTCAAGAATAATGGAGGCATACTTCACGCTTGATTTGAATGACTATAAATCAATTCAATTCAACGATGTGATATTTGTTAAGGATAGCTATTGGAGAGTGCTAGAGATTAGTGATTATGTCGTGGGGCAGCGAGTAAGTAGCAAGTGCAAGTTGATTAAGATAATCGATATACCAGAGGCTTGTGGATTCACACCTAACGCATCAACTGTCGATGGACAAATATTATTTACTGACGGTGTTGATACGGGCTTAGATGGTTCTGAATCTTGTTGTGTCTTGTATGGTTACACTTGGAACGCTGATACTGAAAAGTGCTACGCTTTTGGTGGTGGTGACAGACCTTCGCAGGTTAGTAATCGATCGTTTGAAGCGGTCAGCCAACCGACAGTAAGAGGTAACGGTAACGTGGTAGAGATTGGCAACAATGAATCGCAGGTGCTGGGTGATTTTAATACGGTGAAATCAGAAGCAAGTGGATCGTTGGTGGTAGGTCAGGGAGTGTACGCAAAGCAAAGAGGTTTACACTTCGGCGTTAATCCATCACTAGCGAAATCGCAAGGTGGTTTACTTTCTTTTAGCGGAGCAGGAACTTACCCAGCAAGTGCTTCAAAGATTGAGATTAATTTGAACGGAACTGATACGTTAAATCTTGATGACGGTACGACTTGGCTCTGTGAATTATCAGTTGTAATGTCGCAGAATGCATCGACAAAGCATAGTGCAATATTTGCATTTTACATTTACAAGAATACAACGGCAGCAGCGAGTGCAGTTACTACTATCACGCAAGTTGGCGGATTGAATACACTAGGCGCAGCCATTGATGTGATAAGTAATACGGCAGAACATAGGCTATCAATCGGAATGACGGGCGGTAGTGGATATCCATACACTGTTGAGATAAGTGCTATATTAAAATACACACAAATCAAATGATAAGAATAGACCAACTGCACGACAACTTGAACATTATGTTTGAGATGCACAAGCAAGGAATAAGTGGAGAAACTGACTGCTCAAAAGTAGCAGAAGGAAAGCACCATCTAAAAAGTAAAGCGAAGTTCAATGCACTCAAATGGACGTTACAACTTTGTCCAATTCTAGTCATTGTTTATATTATCATTAAAGCAGTAATATAATGGCAGAAGCAGCACAAGCAGGGGTAGCAATTGAAAACTTGACGGCACAACTTCGTGCGTTAAAGAAAGAACTTGCTACACTTGACCCGAACTCAGCAAAGTTTCAAGACCTAGCGAATAAGGCAGGAGATGTAAAGGATAAAATCAACGATGCAGCGGAGGCAATGAATGCCAATGCAGGGTCTGCTTTCGAGAAACTATCTGGCAACGCATCGCTCTTGAAAGATAGGTTACTCAATCTAGACTTTGAAGGTGTTGGTAGTTCTGTCAAAGCTTTAGCAGGTAACATTCGTGGTATATCATTCAAGGATATCACAAGCGGAATCGGTGGAATGATTAGCGCATTGGGCGCACTCGGTAAGGCTATCTTGATGAATCCGATATTGTTACTTGCAACGGTCATCATTGGTATTGCTATGAACTTCGAGAAGTTAAAGAGCGTCATACCAGGACTAAACGAAGCAATGACGGGTGTGAGTGATGAGATGAGTGCTGCTCTTGAGACTTCCAAGAAGATGAGCGCAGAATCACAAAAGCAGCTTGATTCGACATTGGCTTCTGAAAACTCAATGAAGCTTCAAGGAATGAGCGAGAGAGAAATCTTGCAGTTGAAAATTGCTCAAACGCAGGAAGCAATTAAAAATCTTGAAGCACAGATTGAAGCGCAGAAAGTAATCAATGTCGCACAGTTTGAAACGGCAAAGAAAAACAAGGAGATTCTACAAGGTGTTATCCAGTTCCTAACCGCACCACTTCAAATGCTTCTCTATACAGTCGATGAAGTTGGTAAGGCATTAGGTCAAGATTTCGGTTTGCAGAATATGGTTAATGATTGGGCAGCCAATCTACTTTTTGATCCAGAGGAAGTTCAAAACGAAGGATTGAAAGTTATTGAAGAACAAGAGAAAACTCTAAAGGCATTAAAAGAATCTAAGGCAGGTTATCAGTTGTCCATTAAAGCAATGGATAAAACTGCGGCAGATAAATCAAAAGCAGATAGAGAAAAAGAAGCGGAGGAATTTCTTAAAAGTCAACAAGAAATCAGCGCACAGATTCTTGCTTGGCAAGCAGAAGATGCAGCGGCAGAAGTAGCAGCTAATGAGGCAAGACTAAAAAGACAAGAGGACTTCTATAACGCTCAACAGTCTTTGGTTACTGATGCTAAAGAAATGGAAATGGATGCACTGGTAGCTGACTACGATGCACGTTTTGAATTGGCGAATGGGAATGCTGAAATAGAAAAAGCACTTGCAGAGCAGCAGAAAAAAGACATTGCTGACATAGAAGAAAAATATCGCAAAGAGAAAGAGGACAAGGACAAAGAAGCGGCTGAAAAAGAAAAGGCGAGAGTGCAATCTATAACAGATTTCAAAATTAAAGCCATTCAAGATTCGTTAGAATTAATAACAACGCTTACTGATGTCTTTAATAATGGCAGCGAAAAGTCAGCAAGGAAGGCATTTGCAGTAAATAAAGCAGCGTCAATAGCACAAACACTTATCACTACTTATTTATCTGCACAGAAAGCTTACGCTTCTCAAATAATTCCACTTGACCCATCGTCAATAGTTCGCGGACAAATAGCAGCAGGTCTTGCTATCGCAGGTGGTCTTGCCAACGTGGCGAAGATTGCCAAGACGCAATTCAACGGAGGTGGTTCGGGTGGTGGTGGTGGCGCAAGTGGTGGTGGCGGTGGTTCACTTGGTGGTGGCGGTGGTGGTTCAATGACAAGTGTCACACCTGCGTTCAATCCACTCAACACATCGTTCCTAAATAATAGACCAGCGCAGACGGGAGCAGTACAAGCATACGTGTTAAGTAGTAACGTATCATCTGCAATGGAAGCAAATCAAAAAGTTAAAGACCAAACAGTTTTATAATATGAAAAAAGAAGTAAGACAATACGACATCGATGAGGAAGGTTTCTTAGGTGTCCAAGCTATTTCACTAGTTGAATTTCCTGCTATCGAAGTAGACTTTATCGCGCTATCAAAAGAAAAGAAAGTAAAGCTATCTGATATCCAAGAGGAAAGAAAGATGGTGTACGGTGCGGCATTGATTCCCGATAAATTGATCTACAGAGAAGACGGTGACGGAACACCATACTACGCTCAGTTCACTTCTAAATTAATTGAGAAGGTAGCGCACAATTTCTTGCTAAAGAATCTGCAACACAACCACACGGTTGAGCATACTTTTGCCGTGACTGGTTTAACTGTTGTCGAATCGTGGTTGAAGGAAGGTGAGAGTGACAAGTCGGTAGCACTTGGATTCGAACTGCCGAACGGAACTTGGTTTGTTGGCGTAAAAGTTGACAATGAAGAAGTGTGGCAGCAGGTGAAAGAGGGTAAGATTAAAGGATTCAGTATTGAAGGATTCTTCAACGAGGTGGGTGTTGAAATGTCACGAGGAGAAATAAGAGAAAATTGGGCGAATGAAATAGATAACTACCTATCTTCGCTATAAGATTATTGTGTTTTGTGTTCATTGTGTTAATGTGTTTTTGTTAAGGTTAGGGAAGCCCGTTGCTAATGAGTGACGGGCTTTTCTTTTACTGTTAATAAATATTTGTCTAATGGTTTTCGCTCGATATATTATTGGGTGTAAATCAATATACAAAATGAAAGTAATAGAAACATTGAGTGCTATTCTAAAGAAGCACAACATCAAAGGCATTTCGCTTTCTGAAGTAGTTGAAGTTAAGATGTCGATGGAGGGAACTCTTACAGATGGTACGGTGGTGGCTACACCTAGTGACTCGTTTGAAGTAGGAGCAGAACTTTACGTTATCGATGCTGAGGGCAACCCACAACCTGCACCAGATGGAGAGCATACGCTTGACAACGGTTCAGTTGTAGTTACTGTTGGCGGCTTCATTACTGAAATGAAAGAAGCGGAAGTAGCAGAAGAAGAAATGAGTGCAGACATCGCAGCGGTTATCGCAGCAATGGATGAGCAGTTGACATCTATCAAGAATCAACTAGCAGAACGTGACACGCAGTTGTCAGCAGTTACAGAAGAATTGTCAGCGGTTAAAACTGACCTTACTATCGCAACGGCTAAGGCTACTGAATTGTCAAAAAAAGCAGCGGCAGTATCTATCAAAGATGAAACACCTGCGGCTGAAATCTCAGCAGTAAATTTTTCAAAAAAACAAACTAAAAACGACAGAATCCTAAACAAGATTATGTCACTAAAAAAATAATAAGAAATGGCTACATCATTAACTATTAGCAGTTCTTCGTATGCAGGTGAATTAGCACTTCCGTATATCCAAGCTGCTATTCTATCGGGCGATACTCTAGCAAATGGCTACATCGCTATCAAAGAAAACGTAAAGTACAAAGCGGTTATCAAGAAGCTATCGTCTAGCGGATTGGTAGTAGCTGCTACTTGTGACTTTACAGTCGCAGGTTCTGTTACTCTAGCTGAGACAGTACTTACTACAACTGACTTGAACACTAATGTTGAACTTTGCAAAAAGCAATTCGTTCAAGATTGGGAAGCTTACAACACGGGTGCAGGATTCATCAATGACCAAGTGCCAGTTGAGTTCGCTGACTTTATGTTGGCTCACATTGCTGCAAAAGTTGGAGAGGCTATCGAGTTCAACTTGTGGCAGGGTAACTTTGATGCTGCGTCTTCAAATTCAACACCAACTTACAGTGCGTTCACGGGTCTTCTTCGCTTGATTGACAACGCGAAATCAGGTACTCCTGACGTTGACTTCTCTGCTGCTACTTCTGCATCAACAGTTATCGCTCAAATGCAATCAGTATTGGCTGCTCTACCATCAACATTGATTGGTAAGACAGACACTGTGAAGCTTTATGTTAACCGTAAGACTGCTCAGTTCTACCGTCAAGCAATCAACACACTTGGCTATCAGTTCACATACAATGCAACGGGTGAAGCACCAGTGCTAGTTGATGGATATGAAATCTATGTTTGTCCGGGTATTCCAGACTCAACAATGGTTGCTGCTGAAGCTGACAACTTGTTCTTCGGTACTGATCTATTGAGCGACTTGAACGAGGCGAAAGTGATTGATATGTCAATGACCGACGGTTCAGATAACGTAAGAATCGCAATGCGTTACCGTGCAGGTACTGCTATCGGATTCGGTGCGGATATCTCTTTGGGATACGTTAATCCATAATTGAATTTATAAACTTAAAGAACGGGTGGGCGTTAAACACCCATCCGTTTTTTTATTAAAAAAAAAATACTATGTGTAATTTAACTAGAGGATTTGGTCTTGGATGTAATGATACAATCGGTGGTGTAAAGGCTCTTTATTTTGCTGATTGGGAAGATGTAGTAGCAGGTGTTGCTTACGACGCTACTAGCGGTCAAGTTGAGGTGTTGCCTACAATGACTATCTACAAATATGTGCCGCATCGTAACACGGGTAATTGGGTTGAAGAAACAACTGCTAACCTTGATACTGGTTCTGTTTTTTGGACATCTACAATCTCTGCTTCATTGAAAGAACTTAGCCAAGTTAAGCAGGTAGAACTTCAAAACTTAGCCTATGGTCGTTGGGTTGTTTTTGTTGAAGATGCTAACCAAAATATTTGGATGGTAGGTGCGCAGGAAGGTGTACTTGTTAGCGGTGGTAACGGCTCAACGGGTGCTGCAAAAGGTGACTTGAATGGTTACACTTTGACTCTTTCAGCAGAGGACAGATATCGCGCTCCACGTTTGGAGAGTTATACTTCAGTTCCTTTCGATAATGCTACATTTGGCACTATCACAATCGAAGATTAATTCGTAAATTAGTAGCGGATGAATTGAGAGATTTGTCCGCTACTTTATATTGTTCTTATATGGTATATCTTTTACCGAATACTGCAAGTCAGACATTGTATCTGTCACTTTACGAAGGGCGTTATACATTGCCTGACTTTACGCATTATATGCTCTCGATTATTCGAGAGGAAAATAGTGAGACTGGTGACAAACTCAATCAAGTACCCACTATCGTTACAGATGGCAGCGGATACACTCGAATCGTAGTTACAACTGTCACACTCACTCAAGCAGGAAGGTATCGGTATATCGTTTATGGACAAAATTCGTCCACAAATATTGACGATGAAGATGCTTCGGTAGTAGGCATTGTGGAGATTGGATATTTAGAACTTACAGATAGCGGTTCATATTATGACGTTATCGAAACAACATCAGCAAATGATATCATCATTGATTAATAACACCACATCAATCAAGCTTTCATCTAACTACACGCAAGTGTCAAGTGATGAAAAGGAATCCTCAAAAGGATGGGTTGACTACGGTGATAGAAACGGATTCCCACAGTACTGCATCGAACTTGCAGACCAATCGCCAGTACACGGAAGTCTTATCCGGTCAATATCTCAAATGATTGCAGGAAAGGGTATCACTTCGAAAGATGTTGGTACGGCTTCGCTTATCAAGTCACTTGGATTTGATAGGTTGACAGACAATACTTCTATTGATCTAGAACTGCACGGTGGTTTCTTCTGGCAGGTGTTGTGGACATTGGGCGGTGAACTATCATCGGTTGAACATTTGCCTTTTGAGAATTGCAGAATCGGAATCAACCGCGAGAATGGAGATATAAACGGTGTATGGTATTCGAACGATTGGGCAAATTTGAAGCGTAAAAGAAACGCTCCTAGATTTATTCCGCTATATTCAGAAGCCAACAAAAAAGACAGTCCTAGACAAGCGTACTTCTGTTTCAAGAACAGTTCGACTGCTAACTATTACGGTAAGCCTGACTACATCTCGTCACTTAACTACATTGAGTTGAGCAGACAGATAGCACTCTTTCACGTTAACAATATTCAGAACGGTCTATTCCCTTCTATGGTTGTTTCGATGAACAATGGAGTGCCAGAGACGCAGGAAGAAATGGACATTGTACGCAATGACATTGAGCGCAATATTAGCGGAGCAGTCAACGCAGGAAAGTTTATCTTGATGTTCAATGAGAACAGAGACAGAGCAGCGGAGTTCACTCCGTTTCCAATCACAGATGCAGACAAGCAATATCAATATCTAGAGGACACTTGCACTCGACACATAATGATTGCTCACCGTGTCACTTCTCCACTTCTTTTTGGTATTCGTGAGGGCGGTGGACTGG